ATACTATAAACCTTTTGTATATCCGTGGGCATTTGAGTTTTACAAGAAACAACAACAAATGCATTGGCTACCTGAAGAAGTACCACTCCAAGATGATATCAAAGACTATAATCAAAAACTATCAGAAGGCGAAAGAACACTTATAGATAATATATTTAAGTTCTTTACACAAGCTGATGTGGACGTATGTTGTGGTTATGCAAAGCATTACTTACCAACATTTAAACAACCAGAAATAAGAATGATGCTAGTAAGCTATGCTGCTATGGAAGCAGTACACCAAGAAGCATATTCTTTATTATTGGAAACATTAGGAAAATCAGATGAGCAGTATACAGAATTTTTTGAGATACAAGCTATGTCAGAAAAACATGAGTACTTAACTGATTTTAATATGGATAATGCGCATGAGATTGCTAAAACTATGGCAGTTTACAGCGGATTTACGGAAGGAGTACAACTATTTAGTAGTTTTGCTATACTTCTAAACTATCCTAGACACAATCTTATGAAAGGAATGGGTCAGATAGTAACATGGTCTATAAGAGACGAGTCACTCCACGTTGAAGGACTGTCAAAACTCTTTAGGACTTTTATTGCAGAGAATCCAGAGATATGGACAGATAAACTAAAATATGAGATATATTGTGCAGCGGAACGTGTTGTTGAATTAGAAGATAAATTTATTGATGTTTGCTTTGAAAAAGCAGATATTGAAGACTTAACAGCAAAAGAAGTAAAAGAGTATATTCGTTATATTGCAGATAGAAGATTACTAGGACTAGGTATGAAAGCTATATTCCATAGTACTGAAAATCCTCTTCCATGGATTGACATGCAAATAAATGCAGTTGAGCATACCAACTTTTTTGAAAACCGTGCTACCGAGTATGCTAAGGCAAGTACACAAGGAAATTGGCAGGATATATTTAAATGAGCAATAACCAAACAATTACTATTGACGGTGTAGAACACGTTATTAGTGAGTTAACAGAAGACCAACAAGCTATAGTTATGTCTATAAATGTGGCGGATGTAGAAATAGATAGATGTAAACATCTCATTGCTATATGCCAAACAGCTAGACAAGCGTATATTAATGATTTAGGTAATCAAGTAAATAGTGGCGACGTCGGTGAAGAAGACTCTTAGATTTTATATACTTACTTCTGCATCTGGAAGATACTTAGACTGGTTTAACCGTACAGGAAAAACTGATACCAGCTTCAAGGGACTAAAGTGTCACTTTGATCCTAGGTGGTCTAATATATCATATAAAGATGCAGTAGTAGTAGTAAATACATTAAGTAAAGATTACGAAAAAGAAGTAAGTCTATGGTGTCTGAGTAAAGGAATAGAGTGTCATATAACAGAGTCTAACGGTAATCCAGGAAAAGGTAAAAATGAATTACTAAAAATATTTCAAAAGTCGGATGATGACTATATGGTACAAATAGATGGAGACGATATATTAACCCCTTATGGGGTTAATTTATATAAGAGTCTTGCAAAAGAAAATGCACCTGACAGTATCATTATTTATCATCAATGGGCACAGCACATAGATAACTATGGACAAAGGGTATTTGTTAGAATAATGAATAATCCAGATAGACCTGCTAATTATAAAAAAGACTATGCTCATTTTGCCAAGTATGTACCTTTGATGTATAGACATAACTTAGAGTATAGGAAGAAAGTACAAAAAATGGGTGGCATAGAAAAAGTATGTCATTTATATGGTAGATATACATCAGAAGTACACGCATTGAATAGAGAATTAAATGAGACTTATTTTTCTCATGTAACTAATCAAATGATGGTAGATAATCACTGTAGACCTGTATGGTATTCTAAAAAAGCAGCTAAGTTAAGATTTGATGAAGAAATGAGGATAGGCGAAGATACAAGATTTTACTTACAATTAAAGCATAAACATTTTAAAAAAGAGTTAGAAGTCAAAAGATTAAAAGAGATTCCGTGTACTTATGTATATAATAATATGTATGGCGGTATGGTTGCAGAAGCATCTAATGGTATGACAGACATGGATTGGATGAAATTGTACATGCAGAATGTAAGAAAAGACTTAGAAGAAGGAAGAATAGGTAAACACCCAAATCTACCCGAACTACCAGTTTTTGTACAGGATCAAGTAAAAGATTATCATGTAACAGAAGATTTCGATATAAAAAGATTAGACCCAAACAGTAAAGAATATAAAAACATAAAAATGTGCGATGATACTAGAAAAGCACTAAAACAAAAAATAAAAGAAATAGAAAACAATACTATTGTACTAATGAGAAAGTTAGTATCAAGTATAGTAGAACCAGGAGCAAAGCCACAGTTAGCATATTTTAAAGACCCTTTAACACCTAATCTTTACTTTGCTGTACCACAAGACCACAAGATGGATCATTACTTTCAAAAAAGGATAATACTATGAAAATTTTTATTGGGTATGAATCAGCATACCCCGAAATGTTTGATGTATGTAAAAAAAGCATACTTCGTTACAATTCTAGTCATGAAATCATACCACTCAAAAAATCGGAAATATCCGAATATACTCGTCCTTTTCAGAACGAGAGTACAGAGTTTGCCTTTACTCGTTTTCTAGTACCACAGCTCTGTGACTACGAAGGAGAAGCTTTATTCTGTGATGGAGATTTCTTATGGCTCTGTGACCCTGAAGAAGTTATGGATTATTTTTCCGATGAACATACAGTTCATGTTGTAAAACATCCTAATTTTCTCGTGCAAAGTAAAAAAATGAAAGGCAAGAAAAATCACAGTTATCCTAGAAAGTACTGGTCTAGTCTTATGCTTTTTAATAATCCTAAGTGTACAGAACTTACTTATGATTATATAAACCAAGCCCCAGCGGGTGCATTGCATGAGTTACAGTGGGCAGATAGTATAGGGGGGATTCCTGCGCAATATAATGCAATGGTAAATTATTACAAATTCAAAAGACCAAAAGCACTGCACTTTACAGACGGCGGGCCTTGGTTAAATATAAACGAGTGTTCGGAGCTAACAGCAAAATGGGTAGAGATTTACAAGAGTTAACAGAAAATAAAAATGTAGTACTTGTGGGAAATTCAGTAGAAATTTTACAGTATGACTTTGGAAACTATATAGAAAGTTTTGATACAGTTGTACGATTTGGAAAAGGAATACCTGAAGATAAATTACATGAACACATAGGAAGTCGTACAGATATATGGATTACAGGGTGGCTTCGCGTAAATTTACATGAACACTTCAAAGATGCGTACCCTTTATTTAATCGTTCTCGTATACACTTAGATAAATACCCAGACCATAGGGGAGAACCGCCCTGGGGGCATGATAATGATATGTTTAGTGATGATGAGTTAATGAAAATATTTGAACTGGTGGGAGCAAAAAACGGAGTAGCGCCTGGGGGAGGACGACCGAGTGCAGGTTTTCTTGGTATATTGTTTTTCTTACAGAAGTGTAAATGTAAGAGTATAACTTTAATTGGTTTTGATTTCTTTGCGAAAAAACTACCTTTTAAAACAGGGGGAGATTACCCATCAAGTTGGCACCTTCCCATAAATTCAACTAATTCAAATCCCCACAATCCCAATGAAGCTAAACTAGTTAAGAAGTGGGAAGAGAAAGGTAAATTACAGTGGAAAATTCTTTCCGACCTAAATGACGAGATGTTAAAGTTTACCTAATCTATATCCTACTTTTAATAGTTTACTGGCAGTTTCTTTTTGCCTCTTTGATTTATATAGTAAGTTTTCACACATTCTAGCATTTCTATAGTTTACAGGTATTTGTGGAATTAAATTAGCATATAAATCCCAAGGAGTAGACAATTGCTGTCCTACACTCATTTTAGTATATCCATTTTCTAGTGTTTTTGTTGGTAGTGCAATACTCCAAGATTTTCTTAACATTACATTATAATTTAAATACTCTTTAGAAGGTAAAGCATCCCATTGAATTAGTAAGTCACTCTTGCCATTCATGTATCTAGGCAGTAGTCCTCTTTCTCCTTCATGTAATTTTTTAAAGAAGTATTTATTAGTAGAAGCCAATACTCTACTATCGTAATCATTGTAAAAACCAGTAGGATAAAATAAGTCATTATCATTTGCATTTTTTAATAAATCATAATTTATAATAAAAAACTCAGTGTCCCAATTTGCAGGCATATCTGCTTTTGCAAAATCTAACATTCCATAATAACTAGAGAATATGTTGTGTCCTACAAATACTTTCTTTCTTGATAAGTGAGCCATCTTTTTTTGGAAAAAACTTTCTTTTGGTATTTCTTGTGTCCATCCACTTTTTAGAAATATTCTATTGCCTCCTGCGTATAAAATTCTTTTATGTAGCCCTCTATCTTTCCAATGCAGTCTAAGATGTTGAATTGCTCTAGCTGCGAAGTCTTTTTTCCAATAGCTTTCATATATTGTAACATTGGGTATATTTTCAAATATCCAGGTAAAAGGTAAATCCGCATAGTATTCCTCATCTACATATAAATGTAAACGATACTCCTCGTCTTTTTCCATAAGAGAAGCTAAAGTGAAAAAACTCCACGTAGGCTTCCATGTGTGTACTATCTCAATCATTTGTTTTTTTGTACTCCCAAAAATTATTTATGTATAAATCCATTCTATGCTTTGCATCTTCATCAAAGGCAAATATTATGCCAGAGTTTTTTGCTGAAAGTATTTTTTCTATGCCTTTATAACCGTTTGAGTTTCCACAGGCGTGATAAATGCTTTCATATGTTAATAAACTTTTCTCTCTTTCTTTCTTTGAATAACTTATCATTCTTAAATGTTTTTTAAGCAATAATGCTATAAGTCCCATTTCACTATTTGGCATAGTAGCTACATGCGAACACTTCATCAGTAATTCCATTCCACCACTTCTTTTATTTAATACTTTATCTTTACCAAATCTTCTTTTTAATTTAGCTATAAATAATTCAGTAGTAATAGGATGAGGTTTAATAACATAACCTTCATCCACGCATTGTTCTATTCTGCCCCAGTGTACACACTTATCTTGTCTGCTAAGAAGATTTGTTCCTGGAGGAAACACGACTTTATCGTGGTCTTCTTCTATCTCTTTTAAGTGATATTTATTTCGTAAGTTATTTTTAATTTTTTGTAATCGTTCCTTGTCAATTTCAACGTCTGATTTCACTATTGCGTTCATTAGTTTATCATTGATTAGTACTGAATTTATTCTCATGTATATTCCTGCACCTAAAAAATCCGTATATAACCAGTTTCTAACAGTCATAAGTTCATTAGTATTATACCATACGTCATAAGTAAAGTCTATGCCTTCTCTAGATTCAGGTATTATTAATTCTTTTAGCTTACCTAATTCATCTAAATCTTTCTTTGGTCTTATACAAGACCCTGATTTAAATATATGAGTTGACTGGTCTCCGAGTTCTTCAACACTCGACATTGGTACTAGTCTACCCATTTTTTAATGTTTTTATTGTTTGTTTTAGTTCTATTATATGTTTTTCCTGTTCTTGTAATCTTTCTTCAAACTGATGTATTGAATCAAATAAAGCATTACCTAAACTTTCTAATTTATCACTCACATATTTAGGGGTGATATCTTTTTCTTTTAATTTCATTATTATTCCTTTGGTTAGTTATTATTCTGCCCACTGGTTACCATCCCAGAAAGACGCGTCAAATGCTTCTGCACTAGAAACTTCTGTGTCGAATATAGTTCCAGCTGCTGATGCAGTAATTCTTTCAAATACTTGTGTAGAAGTATCGAAAGTTGTTGTAGTTGTAGGAGTCGTTGTCCTAGTTGTATCTGATAATCTACTTGTTTCAATCGTAGTAGTAGTAGTTCTATCTGTTCCAAATACTGTAGTTTTAGTTGTATTAAATACTGTTGAAGTTGCGAATACTGTTGTTCTGCTTGTGTCTGTACTTCTCGTAGTATCAAATGTAGACGTAGTGCTTCTATCTGTGCCTGTAGTTCTACTTGTTAATGAAGCTCTAGAAGTTTCAAATGTAGATACTGTATCTTTAGAAGTAACTGTTCCTCTAGTTGTAACAGAATCTCTAGAAGTTGCAAATGTAGATACTGTGTCTCTAACTGTAACTGTTCCTCTACTTGTTTCGGAAATCCTAGTAGTATTGAAAGTAGATACTGTATCTTTAGAAGTAACTGTTCCTCTAGTTGTTCCTGTTGTAGTATTAGTATCAAATGTAGTAGTGGTGCTTTTACTTGTTCCAGTAGACCTAGTTGTAATGGTTCCTTGGGTAGTAGCATAAGTTGTTGTTGTTGCTCTACTTGTAAGAGTTGCATTACTTGTACCAGTGGCTAAAGTAGTGTTAAATGTAGTTACAGTGTTTTTACTTGTGCCAGTCGTTCTAGTTGTATCTGAGATTCTAGAAGTATTGAATGTTGTACTTGTATCTTTACTTGTTCCTGTTGTTCTAGTTGTATCGGATAGTCTAGAAGTATTAAATGTTGTCGTTGTACCTCTATCTGTTACTGTTGCCTGTGAAGTATTGAATACTGTTGTTGTTGCTCTACTTGTACCTGTGCTTCTAGAAGATAGTCTTGAAGTTTGATATGCTGTAGTAAACTCTGTAGTTCTACTTGTATTTGTAGTCTGTGTAGTAGTATAACTTGTTGACTGCGATGTATTACTTGTTCTTGATGTATTTGTTGCAAAAGATGTATTATACGAAGTTGACTGCGATGTATTACTTGTTCTTGATGTATTCGTAGATTGTGTAGTAGTATAACTTGTTGACTGCGATGTATTACTTGTTCTCGATGTATTCGTAGATTGTGTAGTAGTATAGCTTGTTGACTGTGAAGTACCTGTTGACTTCGATGTATTAGTAGCTTGCGTAGTAGTATAACTTGTTGACTGTGAAGTACCTGTTGACTTCGATGTATTAGTAGCTTGCGTAGTAGTATAACTTGTTGACTGTGAAGTACCTGTCCCTCTACTTGTATTTGTATTTCTTGTAGTAGCAAATGAAGTATTATTCGTAAATGCAGTTAATCTACTTGTATTCGTACTTCTTGAAGTAGCAAAAGAAGTATTATCTGAATACGAAGTTAGTCTGCTTGTATTCGTACTTCTAGTAGTAGCAAATGAAGTGTTATCTACATATGAAGTTAATCTACTTGTATTTGTACTTCTTGTAGTAGCAAATGAAGTGTTATCTACATACGCAGTTAATCTACTTGTATTTGTAGAATTTGTAAATCCTGTGTTATCTGTATATTCTGTTGTTCTTGCAGTGTTTGTATTATAAGAAGTAGACCTAGTAGTATTGTCTGTATATTCTGTTGTTCTTGCAGTGTTTGTATTTCTTGTTGTACCTTGTGATGTATTATCACTATACTGAGTTAGTCTGCTTGTATTTGTAGCATTTGTAAATGCTGTATTTCTTGCTGTGTTTGTAGCAAATGATGTACTTCTACTAGTATTTGTGCCCCTGGCAGTATTTGTAGCAAATGCTGTGTTATCTACATATGCAGTTAATTGACTCGTATTTGTACTTCTAGTAGTACTTCTAGTAGTATTGTCTGTAAATTGTGTTACTCTACTTGTATTGGTACTTCTAGAAGTATTATTTGTAAATCCTGTATTATTTGTAAATGAAGTATTTACTGTACCTGAAGATACATAGGTTGTTTGATATTGAGTACTTCTTGCCGTGTTTGTATTTCGAGAAGTATTATATACAAACGATGTAGTAGTGTTGTTGTACATCGTTTGTTGAATGAACTGACCAGCTGCATAAGAAAAGTATGTATATGTAAATGCCGTAGTAGTGGTAGCAGAAGTGGCTGTATCATAAGAAGTAGAATTTGTAAATGAAGTACTTCTATCTGTTCCTTCTTGAAAAGTATGTGATGTATTTGTACTTCTAGATGTTGCAGTGCCTCTAACTGTATTTGTAGCAAAAGCTGTATTAACATCTGCTAACTGGGTACCTCTACTTGTGTTTGTACCGAATCCTGTGTTATAAGAAGTATTAACGCCATACTCAGAAGTTCTTGATGTATTTGTGCTTCTAGTAGTATTATTTGTAAATCCTGTGTTGTCTGTATACTGTGTTGTTCTACTTGTATTATTTGTAAATCCTGTACTTCTAGATGTTGCAGTGTTTACATCTGCTAATGCTGTATTTCTACTAGTATTTGTGCCAAACGCTGTGTTATAAGAAGTTGAGTTAGTAAACCCTGTGCTTCTACTTGTGTTTGTTGAGAATGCTGTATTTCTAGTTGTACTATTTGTAAATCCTGTACTTCTACTTGTGTTTGTGCCTCTAGCTGTGTTTGTATTTACTGCAGCTAAGCCTGTGTTCCTACTTGTATTCGTAGATTGAGTAGTTGTATAAGAAGTATTTACTGCAGCTAAGCCTGTGTTCCTACTTGTATTTGTAGATTGAGTAGTTGTATAAGAAGTATTTACTGCTGCTAATCCTGTATTCCTACTTGTGTTTGTAGACTGCGCTGTATTATAACTTGTAGATGCTGTAAATGTAGTTACTGTATCAAATGTCGTAGTTCTTGTTGTTGCAAAAGAAGTATTATCTGAGTACGCAGTTGTTGTTTCAAATGTTGTTGTTCTTGTAGTAGCAAAAGAAGTATTATCTGAGTACGCAGTTGTTGTTTCAAATGTTGTTGTTCTTGTAGTAGACTGCGAAGTATTATCTGAGTACGCAGTTATTGTTTCAAATGTTGTTGTTCTTGTAGTAGCAAATGATGTGCTATTTGTAAATTGAGTTAATCTATTTGTTAGTATTACTGTATCAAAGAACGTTGTAAATGTGGTTGTTGTCTCATACGCAGTCGTTGTACTTTTTGTAGTATTAAACGTTGTAGTAGTAGTAAAATCGGTTGTTGTAGTAAGCGTTGTATTAAATGTTGTTGTTGTAGTAAATGTAGTTGTCGTGTTAAACGCTGTAGTTGTATTTCTGCTAGTAGCAAATACTGTGGTAGTTTCAAAGGTTGTGGTTGTATTAAATGCTGTAGTTGTGCTTTTTGTAGTATTAAAAGTTGTCGTAGTTGTAAATGCAGTTGTTGTATTAAAAGTAGTAGTAGTACTAGTATTTGTATCAAACGTTGTAGTTGTAGTAAATGCAGTTGTTGTGTTAAAGGCTGTAATTGTACCTTGTGTTGTAGCGTAAGTTGTAGTTGTATTAAACGCTGTAATAGTTGTAAAATCTGTGGTCGTTGTAATAGTAGTATTAAACGTAGTAGTTGTATTAAACGCTGTAGTTGTTGTAAAATCGGTTGTCGTCGTTGTAGTTGTATCAAACGTTGTAGTAGTATTAAACGCAGTTGTCGTTGTGAAATCTGTAATAGTACTAATAGTAGTATTAAACGTAGTAGTTGTATTAAACGCTGTAGTTGTTGTAAATGCGGTTGTAGTATTTACTGTAGTTGCAAATACTGTAGTAGTTGCGAATGTAGTTACTAAGTTAGTCTCTGTGCTTCTTACTGTATTGAATTCTGTCGTTCTGCTAGTAGCAAACGCAGTTGTTGTATTATAATCTGTATCAAAAGCAGTGGTGGTGTTGAATGTTGTAACAATATCAGTTGTGTTTGTTACGTTTGATGTTGCCGTATTTCTTGATGTTTCATGAATAGCAGAAAACGGCCCTGCGAGGTTGCCATTATCGTTTACGTATACTTCATTAACCCTTCGTATTGTTCCGCCATCATTGATTGCAAGAAAGGATATCTGACGTAATGTGCCACTATCATTAACATATATTGCCATAGTTTAACTCGAATAAACAAACCATACATGACCATCATTCGTGCCTGTGGTATTTGTTGGTGCTGTTGTTGTTATTGTGAAAGGTAGTCTAGCCTTTGCAAGAGTACCTGAGCCTACTTTGCTAGCGGCTACTGCACCTTCAAAGTTTCTACTAGCATCGATAACATCACTACCATCAATTTTTAACCCTGCGTCTTCGATATTAAAGTCTAATTTTTGTCCCATTTTATACCTCTATTGTTGTCCTGATAAATTTAAACGCCATACTATCTGTACTTGCTGGCGTTACTCTTAATCTTATATTACCTGATACTAAATCTGCATCAAATGCTGCTTGTGCTCCATTCTCAAATATAGACGCGTACTGTGTTAAGTATACATCTGTACCATCATGGAATAATAAAATTTCTATTGCTTGAAAATCTGTGTCTGTTGAATTATGTACTTGTACTAAGTACTTAGCAGTTCTAAATGTACCTGCTGCAAAACTATCTAATGTAAACTGTGTAGTTGAAGATGAACTTCCTGAGCCTACACTCATACCTGCTACTTCGTCTAAGTGAAGCATTTGAGGTGGATTGCTATCTCTTACGCCTAATGTTTGAATATTTGTAATATCTCCTGTACCATTACCTAGATTTAAATCTCCAGTAAAGTTAATATTACCTGACATTGTTTTACCGCCAAGTGCTGCACTTGATAATTGTGTAGTAGTTACAGAGTTATTTGCGATTTCACTTGATCCAACATTGTTTGCTGCTATATGTCGTGCTAAAATATTGTTACTAGCAATTTTTGCTGAAGTAACATTATTTGCTGCTATTTTAGCTGTTGTTACTTGTGAAGTTCCAATATGTATAGTAT